ATGACGCTGTTTATGTAGTGGGGTTTCTGGGCAATGGCTGAGAGAATCTTCTCTGTCATGTATGGCTCGGTGTGTGTCGTGGTCTTGCCTGTCACGGGTCTTCCGATGAATTCGTAGTGTGCGAACACTTCCCATTCAAAGGGTGCACTGGCAAAGGCGGCTTGGATACTGATAGCAAGGAACTTATCGTTCACGGTCTGTCCAAGCGCGTTTCCATGATAGCCGAAATCGGCTGGAAAGCGAGGTTGGTAAAGAACAGTCACCCAATCATCTCCAAACTTGGAGGCTGTGGTGGCTTTGTACTTGCGCAGATCAGTGACCACTACCCCGGAGAGGGATGCGTGATCAGGCTCTTCTAGAGTGTAGACTGAGCCGCCGCGATTTAATTCAGTGCCAGTGTATCTGACACGAATCCCGTAGGCAACACACCTGCACTGCACATCGCCTGAAGCTGTGGCGAAGGAGGCTTCGGTGTAATCAGATGCGAGACTGGATGATCCCACGTTCGTATCTGTGCCTTTGGGAAGGGCACCCACTGCTGACGGTACCCAGCCAGGTTGACTGAATGAGATGCCAGCGGAGTCGTTGCCCGCCATTGGAACCGCGACGATTCCACCATTGTAGTTGACACATTGTCCCACTCCTTTGGCAAAGATCACGCGTTTAGCGGACTCTATAGCCGGGAATTTCGGAACACAGACTCCCTCAGTTGTGTTGAAGGGGTCTAGCAAGGCAGAACCGTAATGGACCGCACACTCTGCTCCAGCACTGTTGATAAGTACCGGAGCGGTATTACGGCCGCTCAAGTTACGTCCACGAATGGACGTGCCAGCCTTACGGGGCTGGGCTTTGGATGCCTTCTGGCTTCTGAGAGCTTGAAGGGCTTGAGTCAGGGCCCTAAGGGCGCCCTGACTATTAGACATGCGGGGGCCTCGGGAGCCCCTCGCCGCTTGTCTCTTCGACATGATCATTTCGAGGCATCCCGAACCTCGAAATCACTTCGTACACGCGCATCATCGTATCTGGTTCCAAATGTGACGCCATCTCTGCGAGTGCCGCTGTTGCTTCAGGACCGCGAGGTCCGTTAGCCCACTTGTAAACCGATTTCTCAATTTGTGTTGATGATGCTTTTCCATCTCTGAACCTGTTCGAGCAAAACTCGAAGTCCTCTGAGTGGGTCACACGGATGTCCTTGATCAAATGACCAAGGGTCTCATATGCCTCCTTCAGTGGAGCCAGGTCTGCGTCCGCAGACTCAACCGAGTCGTCACCCACACACTTCATGATTAAATCTTTGTATGGCAGGTTCAAGAGCTCTCTAGCTCGGAAACCAAGGGTGGTTCGCATTCGGGAGTTCCCGGATCCAGTGACGTATAAGCCGGATGGCCATATCCCAACAGGGCATAGGCGCGCGACTCCATCGCTGAATACAACGGTCTTTTGCAGGATGCATTCTGCCCGAGCTCGAATGAGTCTAGCCAGATTGGCAGGGCAGTCTCGGATTAACTTGATCCGCATTTCAAATTCAGCGCGTATTTCACACGGCTGAACCGTCCAGTCCCATCCGCTGACGTCCGATTCGATTACTGGTCCCGAAGGGAACCAGGAAGGATCATGGATCATAGCGTTGATGTGACGTTTGTCGAGACCAATTCCGATAAGGGATGGTAATTTATGCCAGTTCGCAATTTCTGTTTTATTTTGAATTTGAGCAAAGAAACGCTCTAGGAGTTGGTCCACCAGGGATACAGAAAAGATTAATCTGAATCTACCTTGGGACACTTTTAACTTGTTATGTGGTTCTTCTTTGATGAAGATGCGTACAGGGTCGCAGTAACCTCTTTCAATCATTTCCGCAGGGGAAAGTCGAGTGATGTCACCAGCCTCAATAAGCAATAGAATTCGATCTACCACAGCATCGACGATTTCGTCGGAATACAAGTCTAACAGAGCTTTATTAGTTCTTCCCCATGCTTTGTAAGGAAGTCCTGGAGAGCCTTCTGGATTGACTTCTGACAAGATTTTGAGGTCTTGGAAGGATTTCTTGATGG